AAGCATCTTCAACCAGCCTTTGAGACCTATTTTGACAGACCATCCGGAATCGTGAAAATTCCGATTTTGCGCGTCCGGCTACACGGATGTTGTTTGACACCCATTTCCGGAATTTATGGCTAAACGTGCCATTGTGCGTCCAAACAAGACAATCCGAAACAATGTCAGTCACTTGGCAGTGAGAGCCGGGCTATCGCAGCAACCAACTTTTTGACACGCAAAATCGGAAATTCGCGCCGAAAGACGGAAGTTTCCCATAGATTGGGCCAGACTTCGAAAAGGGCTTCAAAAACCGCATGTTTTTCTTCAGAGCTTCTTCAAACCATTGAAATTCAACGCGTGAGCGGCCTTCAGAGATTTCCCGCGAAATCGGCCAATGACGGCCTTTGTGGGGCGAATTCCTAATTTTAATTTTTTCGTTTCGGTGGAACCTCAAACTGTAGCCAAATCAGCGTTGCTGAAAGTCCATATCGAACAAAGACTTACAGGCGCAAAACATCGACCGAATTATTGAAAAAACATGCCAAGAAGATTTGCCCGCGAACCCCTCATCTGTCCGCCAAGCCGTGATCCACGAGGGCCACCGCCAGTACCTCAATTGTCGGGCATGGGACGCCGGTCGGCAAGCGATGCGGCAGCATTTTCCACGCCTTTGCATAGTCGCCTTCGGCTTCGGTTCGCACCAACTTCCAGTAGCAGAGCAACCAAAAGGGGACGATGTTGTTGCGAGGGTATTTCTGGCGAGCGGCACGGGCAATAGAACGCATGGGAACAACCTTCGAGGTGGTGTTGAAGAGGCTTCGAAGGTGACCAGGATATCGGCCCGCTGTGAATGCCGAAAACGCTTGGTGGATTAGACAGCAAAAAGGGCGGCCCGGTGGATGCCGAACCGCCCCCATTGGGCCAAAACCGAACGCGAGACTAGGCGGTCTTGGCCTGTTCCTCAGGCTTCACACCCAGCATCTTCCGGATCGCCCTTTTCACAGCGGTCTGTCGCAGGCCTAGCGCCATCGAAATGTCGGCGGAGAAATATCCATCCGCATGCGCCTGGGCAATGAATTGCTCGCGCATGGATAGGGAGGTAGGCCGCTGCTTGGATTTTTCGGGCTCGGCCGGACCTTCGCCCAGTTCTTCCATCACCCGATCTTCGATCCATCGGATCTGCTTCGCAGCGTCGATAAAGTCGCCCGAGTCGGGAAGCCTGTTGCATAGCTCATTGAAGATCTGGATCGCGAGACGCCAAGCGCGGTCCTTCGTGGCGCTATCCCACTCCAGTACGTTCTCAGGAGGCATGTAGAAGCCTACGTCGCGCATCTTGTCAGACACGACCTCGAAAACCAGAGCGAGGATTTCGGGCCGCACCGGGGTTCCCCTCGCTTCCTGAGGCCCTGCCCATCCCTTCCAGCGCTGCCGTTCTTCCAAGGCCTTGTCAAAGATGTCCCGCAGGTCCGAAATACGCCCACGAAAAAGACTGGCTATACCGGAGACGATATCGGCATGCAGCTTCCCGGGTTCACGCAGAGTGGCTTCGAGCATATGAGCCAGCGCTTCGATCTCATCGATCGTGTAACCAAAAACGTCGAAATCGACCTGCAAGATGTGCTGAAACGAGCGCGCAGTTGTGCTATCTGCGAAAGCAGCCTGTGGCATGAGGGGTTCTCCTTTTGCCGTTGGGTTAGGCCTGTTGGGTGAGGTGCGAACTCATTCAGCGGGCCGCTTGATTGCGTAATGCATTTGTAGTTATATGTATCCGCGCCGCTTCGGTCAACTACGGATAACTACAATTAATGCAAAAGAGTGTCCCTATCTCCTTCCGTCTGCCGCCCGCGACGAAGACCGCTTTGGAAAAGGCGGCTAAAGCTGACATGCGATCGGTTTCGTCGCTGCTGGAAAAAGTCATCACGGACTATCTCAGGGAAAAGGGCGATCTGAGCGGCGAGCTTTCGAAGGTGGATGAATGACCGAGAATTCTCCCAACTCTTTCGGCGCGGCATGCTTTCGTTCTGCCCATGCCAGGACGCAAGCCGCAATGGGCGCGATCGTTGCGCTACGCCATGAACTTGCAGCCGAGAAGGGCGATGAAACCGCCCTCTCGTCCAGCGCCTACCAGAACATCAAAAATATCCTTCACGACCTTTTCGACGGCGCTTATCAGCAGGGCTATGGTGCGGGTGAAGATCAAGCGCATATGCGGATCAACGAGGAAAAATAGGTCTGGGATGGAGGCGGCGCTTTGACGGACGTGACCCTGCAAACGGCAATACCGACCAGCGCGTTGATCAGCGTCGAATTGCGGGCGCGGATCTTTGACCTTGCTAAGAAGCGCGGTCAGAGCGTCAGTTCGATGTTGCGGCCGGTCGTGATCGCGGCGGTTGACAAGAGCGACCTGCCCAACGACGTGCCGCAGGAACTGGGCGTGCCCATCAGCGTGAGGCTTCCCACTGCCGTTAGGCGGAAGCTCAAGGAAACCGCCAAGTGTCGCGGAACAAGCGTTTCGCTGCTTCTCGCCGCAATCATCAGTGATCAGCTGGCGGGGATTGAAGGCGCGCTGCCTTGAACGATCTTTCCAAGACCTTCTCAGTGCGAATTGATAAAGTCCACGTGCCGGATGACTATGTGCGCCCGCTGGACGAAGATGCGGCGCAAAGACTGGCTCGCCTGATCGAGCGCGAGGGGCAAAAGGCTCCGATCGCGGTTTACCGCAGCACGGGCAGGCAGGGCGGAGAAAAGCCCTTTACGCTGATCTATGGCGCGCGGCGGCTTCGGGCGATGGCAATCCTGGGGCGAAGCGAGATTGAAGCCGTATTGCACACCAAGGCGGAAGCACTTATGCTTTGCATTGCAGACAATTTCTCCATCACCACATTGGACGCGCTTGAACAAGGCGAACATGTAGCGCTCTTCGCGGAGTGGTGGACAGAAACAAATGGGCCGATTACCCATGGCGGCGACCGGCGATCAAGGTTTCACGATGGAACCTTGAAAGGAAAAATGGATTTCCTGAAAAAATCTACATTTTACAATGACTTAACAGAAGAATTCGGAATTTCCAAGACTACAGGTTGGCGGTTGCTGAAGGTCGGCAACATGCATCCCCTGTTGCGCGCCGCTATTCGCGGCACGGTCTATGCCAAAGATCAGACCCGTTTGCGCAAACTGACGAAATATAGCCAAGCGGAACAGGTAGGCATTGCTGCGGCCTTGAAGATCGAGCCGGACCTTGACGCTGTGTTGCGCCTCGCGGATCCGGAGACGGGGCGCAAGGCTGTCGGTCGCATGGAAACGGGCGACTGGCGCGAACAGCAGTTCTTGGATGCCTGGCAGGGAATGCCGCGAGACCGCCGCGCAGCCGCCCTGGAGAAGATCGGCGCGGTTGCCAAGCCGCTCGATCCGTGGCCGAAGGACTTTCCGCCACCGCCACCGCTGCCTTCTCCAAGCAACAAATCGCCGCTTTGGGAGATGATGCGGGATCCCTACCGAACGCTCTACGTTGCCCCGACTTATGCCGAGATCGTGGCAGCGCAGAAGGAGCAGAAGAAAGAGGAGGGACTTGAGGCGCGGCGACTGACGCAGGCGCTCTTCGAAAAGATAAGTGCGCAGGAAAAGGCGAACCGGCCAAAACACGACCAGGTCGTCGCGAAAGCTAAGGCCGCGAAAGCGCGGAAAGCAAAGCGCGGCCGTCCAGCCCACACACCCGAAATGAAGCGGCAAAAGGCGTTTCAGAAGTGGTTCATTCCCGAACTTACGACCAATCTGCTCGAACGTGAGGAAGTGGGCATTACTCATTGGGCCGTAAAATACTGCCGGAAGCTGAATGGGAAGGAACAGTATTGGGTAGCATGCCACCTCGGTAACGGCCATCGGGTTGATGACATTCCCTGGAAGGTCGAGCGATGGCGTGAAGACGAGGCGAGGGAACTGGAAGAGGAGAAGCGCAATGGGCGATCCGCGACCGAATAGAATGGCAATCTCGGTGCTGAAGGCTGCGCCGATCTCGAAAGAACGCTCGCAGAATCGATTTTGAAGCACTTTTGAAGCCCTTGGGCGCGCTTCACGACTGCGGCCGAGGGGCAAACCACAGAAGGCAAGCGGTGCGCTTGTGGATCGCGCTGAAATGTGAGATCTCTTCGCAGCGCGAGCAAGGTACACCAGGACGGCTTGCCGGATCTGCGAGGGAGTGCCGCCCCTCCGCGCCCCCCACCCCGAAAAAAAGCTTGAACCGAAATCCCGCTTATTTGACGCGGAACGCATTGCCTTGCCCTGACAGTGTCAGGACATGACAGCGCCGGGACGACGGCTATCAAAATCATGGCAGGCGGCGCGGTTGCCATGGACGCGATATGCTCAACAAAAACGACATCTACTCCGAACTTTCAGAGGTGATCGGGGAAAAAGCGACCAAGGCCCTGTGCGAGGCTTTCGGTGGCACAACGATCTACGTTCCTTACAGAGCGTATAGGGGCCACCCTCTCGCGGCCATCATCGGCATCGAAGCGTTGGACGCCCTCAGCAAGTATTTGCGTGTGGGAAGAACAGGTGTTCGCCTAAGTCTTCCGCGCGGGGTGATGCCAAGGATGCTCAGGGAGCGGATCGAAACCATGGACAAGGAAGGCAAGAGCGCAAGAGAGATTGCCCTTGCCTGCCGTGTTCATGAGCGCACGGTCTTCCGCCACCGTGCCAAGCTCGCAAAAGGTAGAAGCAAGTAACGCATGGACGCCTCGATCCTCATCCGCCTGATCGACCAGGCCTCCGGCCCAGCCGCAAAGATCGCGACCGGTCTTCGCGGCATCGGCTCGGCCTTTGGCCAGATGAAGCAGGGTTTCGGCGACGCCATCCGACAGGGCTTCTCCGTCGAGAATGTCGAGGCCGCAACCAGGAACGCCGAGGCGGCCCTCGATCGCGCCCGCGGGCGGCTTCTCGGCGCATTCGGCATGGCGATGACGCTGGCCGTACCGGGTGCCCTCCATGGAGGAACGGAATGAACAGGAGATGGGCTGAACTGCTGCCAGCCGGGCCGGATATAACAGCGCGAGACGGTCGGCGTTGGACCTTCGACGCCGCCGAAGTCGTCGCGTCGTTTCGGGCCAACCAAGGCCCGCTGGCAGTCGATTATGAGCATGCACAGGATTTGACCGCAACAAAGGGGGAGCAAGCCCCGGCGGCCGGTTGGATTGTTGATCTGCGGCCCAGTGCGACAGGCGCGATCAACGCTCTGATCGAATGGACTAGCAGGGCGGCAGCGATGATAGACAGGAAAGAGTACCGCTACCTGTCTCCAAGCATGCGTCTCGCGTCAGGCAGCCGTCGCATCATCGGACTGAATGGGGCGGGACTGGTCAACCGCCCGGCCATGTATCTCCAGCCTCTCGACGCAGCATTACAAGAAGCGAACGACGTCACGATTGAGGCAATCGCTCTCGCAGCACGCGCACAGGTGTTCCAGGGCGAAATGCTCGCCCTGGGCCATCACATATCCATCGGGCATGCCATCACCATGTTGGTGGAGGGCTCCGCCGACGAACATCTTCCCAAACAGAGGAACCCTGAAAGATGACGATCACCCGCCCTTTTCCCGTCAGCAAGACACTGACCGCAATCGCAATCGGATATCGCAATGACGCGGCCGAGATGCTGCATACTAAGATTTTGCCCTCCGTTCCGGTCGCCAGTGAGCGCTTCGGCTGGCTGAGCTTTCCCCTTGCCCAGGCTTTTACTGTTCCCGAACTTCGCGTGGGCCGCAAGAGTGCACCAGGGCAGGTCGAGTTTTCGGCGGACGAAAATGAAGGCGCAGTGAAGCACTACGGGCTCGACGACGTGATCCCGATCACCGACATCGAGGCAGCGGCCCGTAGCCGCAGGGAGATGGGTAGCCGCTATGACCCCGAGTCGGCAGCAACGGAAGGATTGACCCGGCTGATCCTGCTGGGTCGGGAATTGCGGGCCGCTACCGTTGTTCAGAACGCTGACAACTATGATGCACCGCGCCGTATTGCCCTGAGCGGCACGGACGTGCTCAGCGATTTCGTAAACTCGGATCCCTATGAAGTGCTCAACGACGCAATGACCAAGCCGCTGGCCTATCGCGCGAACACCGTTTCCATGGGGATGGCCGTTTGGGAGAAGATCAAGCGACACCCCAAGCTGATCAAGGCGGTGAAGGGAGGGCTGGCGGAAGACGGTGCCATTACCCGCCAGCAACTCGCCGATTTGCTCGAAACTCGACCTGGCCCGACTGCTCATCGGCGTTTCCATGTTCAACACCGCCAACAAGGGACAACCCGTTAATCTTCAGCGTGTTTGGGGCAAGTCGATCCAGTTTCACTACATCGATCAGAAGAAGGCGGCCGCCACCGACAACGTTCTCACGTGGGGCTTTACCGCCGAGTACGAAAGCCGGATCGCTGGCAGCATTGACGCTCCGAACGTCGGCATCAAGGGCGGCAAACAGATCCGCGTCGCGGAAATGGTGGATGAGGTGGTTTGCGCGAAGTCGCTGGGCTGCATCATACAGAATGCAGTGTACTAGACACAGAGATGGGCCGGTTTCCGGCCTTATGGTGAGCCGGTTCTATTCATGGGGCTCGCCCGCGCGATCGGCGCCTGCCGCCGATCGCATCACATTCGGAAGGGCCACTGCAGTGGTCTTCTGAAGCGCGTCCCGGCAGTTTCCCGCCGCAGCCATCTGCCGGGACGCGTGTATCAAAACATGGAGCCCAATATGTCATTCGCCGGTCCCGACTTCGCCGCACTCGACTGCCTCAACAACGAAGAGACGACCGTCGCCGACGTCGTGGCGTTCTATACGGACATCATCAACCAGCTCGTTCAGAATGACCGTGCGATTATGTCAATGCTGCTGAACTGCGAGCAGCTTCCGCCTCAGATCCGCGCATCGCTCAACAGGTGGGGTGGGTACGGTAGAAGCGATTGTAGAAACCGCGATCGCGAGACATTTCGCCAGCCCAGGCACCAAGCCTCAGTAGTCGATAGCAAAGCCCGGATGCCCAAGCTCACACCGCGGTTTATAGGTCAGTTGGTCTACGAGTTCTCAGACGACCAGGATGTACTGATATCGTTTTACACCGAGGTAATTGACGCATTGGTGGATAACAATGTGCGTCTTGTTGGCGCCCTCATAGGGGCCAAGCAGAAGTTGAGTGAACAAGATGAGCGTGCCATCCCCGAATGGGCGCCACCGGAGCAGCTTTCATCGAAACTCTCGCCGACAAGTACCTGACACGAACGGCGAAGCGGCCTCGGCACTAAACGTGTTCGATGCCTTCAAATGGGATTTTCACGCCGTTCAAAGACACATCATCAAAAAACGGTTATTCCGATTTTGCGTGTCAAAATTCCGATTTTAGGTGTCAAGCTACAACGGAACACAAGCAAAGTAAGAAACTAAATATTTGTTTTCAAACAGAAATGGTGGGCCCGGCAGACTCCATACTGGCCCGCATTTCCGCAATAGAATCAACCCACTAGGAATACGGTAAAATCGAAGATACCCACGATTCTACCAACATTTGCCGGAGTTCACCCGCTGCCGAACACCTTCGGAGCTTCCCGGACTTTACCGCATTATGGATGTGCGGCCATTGCCAAAAGGCGCACGTCTCCGATGAAACTTTCCAGCGTCTGAAGGTGCGGCTGGACGCTCTTCGGGAACTTCGTCACTAGTGGTTCGGGCACGACCAGTTGCACCCTCGCGTCAGTCATCTCGCGAAACTGCCCTTCGGACACACCTTCCTGCAATGTCAGAAGGTGCTTCGTGCCGATGCGGTCGGCTTCGTTCAGCACTTGTCGCCAACGGTCGCGACAGGTGGTCTTCACCGCAAGCATCCGCAGCCCGGTAGCCGGAAACGCCACGTTCTTGTAGGCCGCTTCCGACGGGAAGAGGAAATCGGGTTTCTTCCCCGGATCGGACTCCGGGCCGTGGGCAAAGTCCACGCCCTCGCGAAGCCGCTCTTCAATGAAGATTTCGCGCGCGTGCAATTCAAGGGAGCGGCCCGACCGCGCCTTCCGCCTCTGAAGGATGGACTGCGCCCGAGAAATGAAGTCGTCCAGTGTCGTGAAGCCTGCCTTGATCACCGGCAGTTCCACCGCCTCTTCCACGCTGCGGAAAATCTCGAACTCGCATTCACGGCGGCGCACCAACCGCTTGTCGGGCGTCAGGCCAGAGTCAGCCCGTAGGTCCACCGCCTTGCGGATGATCTCCGCACCGGTCGGGAATTTGGAAAGCCACGCGGCAGGTATCTCGTGAAGGTCCAGCCAGCAGCTTGCACGCGGTGTTGCGGCGGGCGGGAACAGGCTCGGGCGGGATGGCGTCCAGATGGCCCACTTGCCCGGCTCTATTGGCCCGACACGATCTTCTACAAGGTCTTCTTCCGTCTCATGTCGGCAAACCCAAATGTGGCAGTCCGTCGCCGCGCCGCTGGCGTCCAGCGAGAACGCGAAGACGGCAAGCGCCCCCGTGCTGTCAGGATCAAGGACGGCGGACTTCGCGCCGCCGAAGTTCGTCAGCCGGACTTCGTTCCGGCCGTTCTTCTTACCCTCTCTCGGCTTGCTGTTGTAATAGATCGCCTTGATCACCGGCGCATCGGGATGCGAGTCGATATAGGCTTGGATTTCCGTGCCGGGGGTTCTTCTCTGCTAATCGTGTTGATGCTCGGGAAAATCTCAAAGGCGTAACGTCCCTCGGCAGATAAGGGCCTGCCGTGGTGGGATTCGATTCGCCAGCGTGTCGTTACCGGAAAGCCGCTTCACCAGCCACGCATATTGCGGCCCGCTGAACTCGTTCAGCCAATCAGTCAGATCAATCAGCGCCATCGCCCTGCCTCCCCCGTATCGTCGCCCGTGCCGCGCCGGATGACAGCCACGCGGCCACGTCGTCCAGAATGTCGGCAAGCGGCCGCCGTTCGCGCCCCTTCAGCGCACATTCCCATATCGTCAGAACACGCCACCCGGCAGACGACAACGCTTCCATGGCGGCTTGATCACGCGATACGTTCCGGCCGATCTTTTCCCGCCAGAAGTCAACCCGCGATCCGGGCCACTTGAACAGATGGCAGTCGTGCCCATGCCAGAAGCAGCCATGGACGAAGACGACGGCGCGACGGCCCGGAAACACCAGATCGGGTTTCCCCGGCAAGTCGGCGGCATGAAGCCGAAACCTGAAGCCTCGCGAATGAAGGCCGCGCCGAATGAGCATTTCCGGCGCGGTGTCCTTCCCCCGAATGCCAGCCATCATCCGGCTTCGGGTCGCCGCGTCCACAACGTCAGCCAACTAGCGGAAGCCTCTTCTGCAAATGCTGGTTTCCGACCATCTCTCCGGCGCCGATCCATGGCGCCATGTGACGAGCGACGGCTTCGACGACAGGCACCACGACCGCGTTGCCAAATTGCTTGTATGCCTGTGTATCGGAAACCGGGATGACCATCCGGGACTCGCCGGGCTTTTCGAAGCCCATGAGGCGGGCGCATTCTCTCGGCGTCAGGCGGCGCGGGTTTCGTCCGTTGCCCCGGTCCACCAGAATTTCCGATCCGTCCTTGTAGTACCGTGCGGACAGCGTGCGCGTTACGTCATCGGCTCCGACAAGGCCGAAGCCGAAGCCGTTGCCCTTGGCCCGGTGCTTGTCAGCGTAGTTCTGCAAATAGCGCCAGAGATGATCCGTCAGAACGTACTTTTCGTTTACCCGACCGTCGGCACCGGTGAAAGGCCGGTCGGCGGCTTCGCTGCCGTCCTCGGGGTGCAGGATGCTCTTCAGACGCGGACCGTTCAGCGGGTCCGGCAAATCCAGATCATCGAAAGTGAAGTCATTGTCCTCCCGGAAGCCGACAATGAAAATGCGTTCCCGATGCTGCGGCACGAAGGACTTCGCATCCACCACCTTCCATTTAACCTTGTACCCGAGCTTTTGGGTCAAGGTGCGGAAGATCACGTCGAAGGTGCGGCCGCGATCATGGTTCACCAGATTTTTGACGTTTTCCAGCAGGAACGCTTTCGGACGGTGGGCCGCAATGATCCGCTCGACTTCGAAGAACAGCGTGCCTTGCGTCTCGCAATCGAAGCCGTGCGGCCGCTTCAGGGCGTTCTTCTTCGAAACCCCCGCGATGGAAAAAGGCTGGCATGGGAATCCTGCCAGCAACACGTCATGTTCCGGGATGTCGTCGGCTTCGATTTTGGTGATGTCGCCCGCCACGTCGTGATCGCAGGCGAAGTTCGCCTTGTAGGTTGCCTGCGCATACCGATCCCACTCGCTGGTAAAGACACACTGCCCGCCCAACGGCTCGAAACCGCGACGAAGGCCGCCGATCCCCGCGAACAAATCCACAAAACGGAAAGCCGCCTTTTTCTTGTCCGCTTCGGGGTGATGGTTCCTCACCAGTTCCTGAAGCATGAACACTGCGGCTTGCCGGGGTGCCGCATCCCCACGTTCCCACCGGTAGAGGGTGCTTACTGAAAAGCCGACACGGGGGGCAAGTTCTTCGATGGAAAGACCTGCCCGCTCTCGCAGGCGGGAAAACTCGGAACGCGAATCGTGAAGCATGTGCCCTCGCTGGGAATATTTTTGTCATTGTTGCAACGAGCGACACACGAAAGCAAGAACAAAAACGGAATATCCGCCGTTCTCGGCAGGTTAGCGGTGCATCTCCGCGTCCACCACCGCTTCAAGGGTGGCTTGGTCCATCTCGGCTATGGGTGACAGGCGCGCGACTTCGGACGCGACCTTGGCCCAATGCCAGAACTCGCCCTGGTCGCCATCGGCCCGAGCCCGAGCGGCGCGCCGTTGTGCCTCATAGAATGCGCCCCGTTCGTCATGCCGGATCAATTGTCGGGCGTCCGCTTGCCAGCGGGCACGGATAGCGCGGCGCCGTGCGAGCCACCGGAATGGATCGAAGCCTAGCATTTGGATTCCCCCTTCTCTTCGACGATAGGGTAAATCACCTGAGAAGCCAAAAGTGTTCGGACTTCACAGATTGAATTGCCGGGGCTCTGCGATCCCCGCGACGGGTGCCACCCGGAAGGACCCCACGGCGGGTCCCTCTGGATACCGGCGGCTTGCGGGTTACGCGGAGCCCCGGCGTGTCAGCGTGTGCAGCGATTCAGGAATCGAAAACATGCAATTCCGGTCGGCGCGGTGGGTGCCTCCGGTTTGCTGTCCTGCGCACTAGCGCCGGTCGGACACCTTCCCCGTGGTGTTGATGAACATGGCGCCGGTGGTGGGTGTCGGGGCGCCACCGGCGCCCACGATGCGCCACGGATGCCCCGGCTAGGGCGAGCGGTGGTGCCGTGCGTCCGGCGTTGTGGGAAGGCGGTTGCCAACTGACATGATGGTCGCTTGGGTCCCTCGGGGGTGGGGGTGCCCTACCGGGGGGTGCGCGGAGCCCCGGTTCCCCACAGTTTTCAGAATCTCCGGGAAATCATCATTTGGGAATCCCGGTTGCTTACCGGTGGGCGGGGTGTAACCGTGCCGTTTGGTTACACCGTGGTTACAGGCGTTTGGTTACGCTCTAACCGGTTGATTTCCATTGATTAATCGATGCTCTGTAACCATGTAACCAATATATTCCTCAACACCTACAAGCGACTTCTCCGTTTGCCGTGACGACTGCCCGGACGGTGTAGCGGCAAAACGGGCGTATCTCCCTGTGGCTTTATAGGACTCTTTGGTCACAGTCACACCAGACCAACCAAAAGCCTGAAAAACCCTTTTGCATCATATGGTTATTTATCATCGGCGGGTGTAACCGTGGAATCTCGATTTGGTTACACCAAGCCGTCGAAGTCGTCTTCCCGTCGCTGCTTCTTCAGGCGTGCAAGATCGGCGAGCGTCCGTTTGAAGACCTTTGTCGAACCGTATCCCGGAAAGCGCTCATTCTTTCGGCTCGGCTCCCACCCGATCTTCCGCAGGCTCTTGCCGATCATCCGCGACTCCGTGGTGGTGGGGAAACGATTGCCCCCGAGCACTTCTTTCCAAATTTCGCCGACACACGTCGTCATGCGGGTGTAGGTCACTTCATCCATCCGCCCCCGCGTGGCGGGAGTATCTAGCCACTCCTGAATCATGCCTGCCGTGGCGTCGGTATCATTGATCGTCCGGCGGCTCTCCTGAACCTCACCAGCGATCCGGCGGGCCTCGGGGTCCGTGAGGTAGAGCGGCAGCGTGCCTTCCGGCTGGTCCTGCCGCATCTGACGATAGAGGTGCAGCGCTTCCGCCCAAAGCTGGTGGACGACTTCCTTCAACCGGTCGGTGTCGATTTCCTCGACTTCGCAGCGGACCGGCCACCAGCGCCGATTGCCCGTGTCGTCCACCAGATAGGAATCCTGATTGGTCGTGCCCATGAAGACGCACTGCCGCAGAAAGACCTTCGGCAAGCGGCCGTAGCTCAAGCGCACGGTCGAATGCGATGCGGAAATGAAGCTCTTCACTTCTTCGATGTCGGATCGCCGCAGCACCGACAGTTCCGGGAGTTCGAGAATCCACGCGCCCATCATCTGCTCGACAAGCCGCTTCTCGTCTCCGAAGTCGCCCTTCAGTTCCTCGAACCAGTCGAGCGCCAGCACGCGAATGAACGTGCTCTTGCGCTTGCCCTGCATCCCTTCGAAGATCGGAACGAAGTCGAACTTGTGCCCCGGCTCGAAAGCTCGGGCGACGGCCGCGACCATGAACTTCCGGGCCGCTTCCCGGTGATAGGCATTGTCTTCGGCGCCAAGGAAATCAACGAAGAGCGTTTCCACACGCGGCACCTTGTCCCAAGGCACCGCCGCAAGGCGTTCCCGGACCGGGTGGAAGGGCGCCAGCCGGGCGGCATTTCCGATTGCCGCCTGAAGGTCGCGATCCGACGGCTTCAAACCCCATCCCGGCAGCTTCGGGCCGTTCGGGGCCTCTAGCAGGATGCGGAGTGCGTCCGTGTGCTGGTCCTGCCAAACATCGCCGTTCGCGCGATCCCGGATCGGAATGCGGGCGACCACGGCGAGTCTCGTCTTCAGCGGCTTCCGCGTCACCACCTGTTCACGGAATGCGTTGAACTCGACACACGGGCTAATCCGGGGATCATTGGCGATGATGGTTGCCAGATTGGCGACGGTGTTCAGCAGATCGCCCCTGCCATTGCGTTCAAGTCCAAGGCGCCAGTCGGTCCGCTTGGTCTTCGGATCGCCCACCAGTTCGTCAAGATCGGCCTGAAGGTCATCGTCGCCCGGCTCGTCGTCGTCCACCAGATCATCGAACATGGCCTGTTGGTCGTACCTGGACTCGGCCTGTTGACGCCGGAACTCGGGATCGTCGGCGATGAAGTCGATCATGGCCTTCCACGATGGAAGTCCCGTCGGCGGCGTATCCTTCGACTCGTCTTCGTCGAGATGGCCGAACTTGTGGATGCGAACCAGATCAAAGGCGTTCACCAGCCGGTCGGCGCAAGGGTCGCTGCCGTGGTGCGAATAGAGGAACAGGCCACCGTCTTCGACGACGGCGCCGTTCGTCGTCGTGCCGCCGGTGTAGGTGAACCGGGGCTTCTCGCTATTGTCGTCGGTCGCCTCATAGGGCAGGTCGAACTTCTCGATTACCTCGATCACGTCATAGGCACGGCAGAAGTCGCCGACCGGACCCTTCTTCTCGGTCGGGTCTTCCGCCTTGCTCGCGTGCTCGCGAAGCTCTTCGCCTTCGCAGCGGGGCAGATTCGACAGGTCGCGCCAATCGCCATCGGTGACTTCGAAATCGGCGAACACCGTCACCGGGTCAATGATCGTCCCTTCATTGCGATGAAACACATAGGGCCCGTCGATGGAGCACGTCGGCAGATACATCATCTGCCCCGGCCGGAACGACACCTTGTCCACCATGCGCATTTCGGGATCGAACATGCGGGCGATGATCCGGGAAAGGGGGCCGTACTCGTCATTGGTCACGGCCGGATCAACCGGGACAAAGATACGCAGACGCGGGCTTTCATCGGTGTGGCTACGGGTCGAATGCGCGAAATATTCGACGGTCGGGCAGACGCAACCCGCCAACATCCGGTCCACGAACTCGGGCGTCGCGCCGTCTATGTCGAGCGTCACCAGATTGCAGGGCTTGGCCGATTTCGCGTTGCGTTTCTTCCCTTCGACGTGGGCGCGGAAAAGCCAGCCTCCGACCGTCTTCAGTTCCTTTTGCTCGTCAGGTGTGAGCTTCCGATAAGCCTTCAGAGTCTCCGGCGTCCGGGTCGGCGTGCGGAACTTTTCGATGAAATCCGACAGTTCGGCTTGTGTGTTGCGGGCCTTGCCCTGATTGCTGCCGCGACCTTCTGCGAAGCGCACAATGAAGCCGTCATTCGACGTTGCGGAGGATCGTTTTTCGTGGTAATTCATTGGCTTAGCGGTCCTCTGCCGCGTCTATGCTGTGGTGACTTCGAAGCCCGTCGGACCTCTCCGGCGGGCTTCGTTCATTGAATGGTGGGGGAATGGGTGGTCTGCCATGCTTCGCAGGCGGCTTGCCTCTCGGGCGGAACATCCGACCGGTGGACGTTGAGGCGACGGCGCCAGCCGGTGCCGTCCCACCAGTGGGAAACGACACCCGCAAGCGCCGCAGCCCGGCCGCATATCGGCTCCGCAGCCGCGCGGGTTTCAGCCTCTTCCGCCGCGATCAAAAGGGCGGCCTCTGCCGACATACCCGCGTCCTGAAGCTGGCGCGTGCGACGCTGCCGCCACCGGCGCCAATGGCCGTTCATTCGCGGCGATCCCCCACCAGAGCACGGCGCGCGTCACGATGCAGGGCGGCTTCGGCGCCCCCCGTGTGGACGGCAAGCCCGGCTGCGATCAACCGTTCGGCTTCCTCGGGAGTCGCGGTGAAGGTTTCGCCCGAGCGCGCACGGGGTGCCGCGCCAAACTCTTCGGCGGGGATGGTGGCGGTGGCACAAAGTTCGGTCATGGTCAGTTCCCTTCTTCGGTTTGCTCGGGCGCGTGCTTGCGCCAGTGCGGGTCATGATCTTCGGCAAGGAAAGCGGCGCCATCGGCGACCAGTCGTTCCGCTTCGTCGTCATCCGACTCAAACGCGGTGCCCGGCGCGATGATGATGGTTTCGGCCCGGAGAATGGGGGCACCCTCGGAGTCGTAACGGCCGCTGTTGACCATGCGCCCGGAGGCGCGCCAGATTTCATGATGGGCGACAAGCCTACGCATCGGCCTTTCCTTTCAGGTCTTCTTCCCAACGGGCTGCGATTTCCACGGCGGCAGTCACGGATAGCGAAACCATCCAGTTGCTCGGGCGCGAAACGGCCGGGAATGGCGTCAACGAACCGGGTGACTACCGTGCGCGCGGAGAACAGATCGGGCGCCTTGGCCGCGTCATAGCTGAACTTCTGCCCGAGCAAGTCCGTCAGCACGAAATCGGAGGCGACCAGTTCGGCGAGTGCCGGGGCAATGTCGGCGAGCGCGGAACGGATGCGCGCGACGGGATCGGCCCGCCGTGCCACCACGGCGGCCACCACCGCATCGGCCTTCGCCGGGATCAGTTCGGCCAGCTTGTCAGCAAGTTCGGCCTTTCGCGCGTCCAGCAAATCCAGCGCGGCTTTGGCGCCTTCAAGGATTTCGTCGCACTTCGCGACTTCGGCCCGTCGGCGTGCCAACGTGTCCGCCGACACGGCAACGTCATCCACAAGGGCGCGGGCGGCATCGGCCTTGGTCTTCTCGACAAGATCGGCCTTCCGTTCGGCAGCATCGCGAGCTTCGGCCTGAACGCGATGCCGCTTGCCCGCGATTTCGGCCAAGGCCGCGTTCAGCTTGGCGTCTTCCGCCATGATCGATTTCAGGTTCATGGCGTCAGCCTTTCGCGTAAATGGTGGGAATGGTGGTGAGGCGACCACCGGACCAGATACGAGCCCGAAGCCCTGCTTCGGTTCGATCAACGAAGGCTGCGGTGGCGCCCGGATTGTCCGCGAAGAGGCGCCGCAGTTTCTCCGGGTCGCGCGTCGCGCCCTCCCAAGCAGACCGGCCTGCCCCCATCGGCAAATCGACGGGCATATAAGCGCCATTGCGCCGCAGGACCGGGAAGACGCGGGCGCCAGCGGCCGCCCCGGCAAGTGCAGTGGTTAGGCTGTCCGCACCCTGCGGCAGCGCCACAAGCGCCGTGGTGATGGAGTCAGCGGCCATTGCGCTGTCCTCCCCGTGCCGCGATGCGGTCCCGCATCCACTCGTCAACTTCGCCTTTGACGAAACCGACAGAGCGAGCGGCAAGCGGCACCGGAGCGGGAAACTTTCCCGCCTTGACCAGATCGCGAATGGTGTTTTGGGGAAGCCCCGTCAGTTCGATGACTTTAGGCCATCGAACGAAGCTGATTTCGTCCTGCATTGATTTGCCTCCGTGACGGACCGGGAAACAACCCGGCTTGTCGTGGAGACTGGACGAAATCGGCGGATGATACTTCCCGACAACGGTCGGGGCTATTTTGGCAGCTACCGGGTTCGCAACGCGACCAAGGCTTCAGCGGCATCGTTCTGAAATGCACGGTCCGCTTCATAGCTGACGGGTGCAAGCGGCAGGTTCAATTCCTGAAAGCAGGCGAGCACGTCTTGCAGACGCGGCCACCGGCGCGGATCGTTTCCGCCCCAAGCCTCAATAGTGCGTGCCGAAAGGCATGTGGCGCGGGCAAGGCTTTCGTTCGAAATCCCGCGTTGTTCCATCACCACGAAAAGGTGCTGAACAAGCCGGTTCATCGCGGCCAATCCCGGTTCGAAATAGCCAAGATGGTCCGCGCAATAGTCCATGCACCTCCGCATTTGCTGCTCCGTAGGGAACCGTCTGCCCGATGGCTCTTCGTCACCCCGGATAGCCTCAATCCAATCTTCGATGCGCTCCACCGGCACGCCAGAGCCAAGCGCCAGCCCGGCAGGATTCACGCCTGCGGCGGACTCCGCTGGTGCAATGTCGTCATGGTCTCGAAAGGCGTCGAATTCGTCCACCCGGTAGCGCAACCATCGTTCGAAGCGTTTCAGATCGACGGGACGGGAATCGCGCGAAGTGAGCACGCGCGGGCTCTTGGATTTGCGTTTCTTCGGAGCGGGCGGAAGGGCGTCGGCAAACGCTTTTCGCAGACCGGATTCCCCCGACTTCCCGATGGCGGCCTTCAGTGCTTGCGCAGCTTCCGCGCGAAGGGCGTCACCCTCGGGGGACAATGCGTCCGCCATGAGCTTGAAGCCGTCCAGCGCGGCGGCCGCATGGTCTCGGGCAAGTCGTGCCTCTTCAAGCGCTTCGTGCTTCATGCCCGCAGGCAATGACGCGGCAATCGCCCGCTCACGGTCAAACATCGCCTCTGCCCGCCGGAGAAGCGCTTGCGCACTCTCGACACGCTGGACGGCTTGTTCAAAGGTCAGCCCGCGTCCCGAATGGTGCAGCGCATCATGCCGGGCCTTCGCTTCATGATAGCGGGCTTCGGCGCGGGCAAGGTCGTCCAGCAGCTTTCGCCGCGATACCTTCCGGCGTGTCGCCGGTTTCGGCACTGACGGCCCTTCGCCCGTAGCTGCGGCGGCACGTTCGACCAGCGCCGAAAGGCGGCCGATGTCACCTTCATCGATCATGCCCGGCGCCCCGGAAACTTCAGCACCTTCCGGCCATGCTCGGCAGCGTCCAGATAGTCGGACCACCAGCCAAGCATGGCCCGACGGTCGGCTAGCCACTCGGCAGCATTGTAGGCCGAACGCACCGAATCCCCGTCCGTGTGCGCAAGCTGCCGTTCGATCCAGTCGCGGTTGAAGCCGCTTTCGTTCAGGATGGTCGAGAAGGTCCCACGGAAGCCGTGGACCGTCGCCCGGCTATGATAGCCAAGCCGATAAAGCGCATAGATCATCGTATTTTGCGAGATGACCTTTTCTTTCGTCGCCGCAGGCAGGACATATTCGGAATCGCCCGCGATGTTCTTCAGTTCCTTCAGGATCGTAACCACCTGCGGAGTCAGCGGCACCAGATGGCCGGAACGCATTTTCATTCGCCCGGCAGGGATGCGCCAGAGCGGCCCGGCGCCGTCCAGCCCTTCGAACTCCGACCAAATGGCGAACCGGGCTTCGCTGGTCCTGACGGCCGTGTGCATGACCAGCCGCAGCGCCAGCACGGTTTGCCGGTCGCCCTGATAGTTCGACAGCGCCTTGAGGAAATCGGGGAGTTCGGCGGCCTTCAGCGCGCTTCGGTGCTTCTGCGCGCCGGGTGCTTTTAAAGCGCCCTTCAGGTCTTGAGTCGGGTCACGGACGGCACGGCCGCTGGCAACGGCGTATCGGAAAATCTGACCTGCGACCTGAAGCAGTCGCCCCGCCAACACCACCGCGTCGCGGCTTTCAACGGCACGGATCGCGCGAAGAACTTCGGGCGGCTCAATCGCGTTGATCGGAGTCGAGCCAATGGCGGGGAAAAGATCGGCTTCGATCCGGCGCCAGATGCGGTCGGCGTAGGCGAGCGTCCAGCCCCCCTTACGGGCGGTCAAACCGATTCCTCGGCAACGGCTTGGAAGCTGTTGGCCGCTTCAATCTTGGCCCTCTGCTTTTCCGTCTTCTTCTCTTCACCCGGATCAATGCCCTTCGCCAACAGGGCCTTGGCCGCATCGCGCGCGGCTCGGGCGGCCTGAAGCGTCACGGCCGGATAAGCGCCATGGCTCAAGAGCTTCTGCTTGCCGTCGAACCTATACGCTTGGCGCCAGAGCTTTCCACCGGTGGGCGCCACCAGCAGGAACAGCCCGCCGCCGTCGCCCATTTTGCGAGGTTTATCAGAGGGTTTGGCGTTCTTGCACGCGGTATCGGTCAGGGGCATTGTTGGTACTCGAAAACTAGCCAGTGGGTATCTTGGCCAAAACATACCAACAAAATTTCCGGCTGTCACCGGTTTGTTCCGAACCTCTTCGGAGGCTGGTTAACCCGGAAACCCTTGCAAATCCTTGGGTTTCTGGACCTTCTCGGGGTTCTTCGGAGCTATTCGGAGAAGGTGAGTGGTGGGCCCGGAGGGACTCGAACCCCCAACCAAGCGGTTATGAGCCGCCGGCTCTAACCATTGAGCTACAGGCCCAGCCCGGCGTC